CGCCACTACTTTTTATACGAGAAAATAAGTGTATGTAACTGTGCCTTTTGGCACAGTTACATCACTTGAGGATAATGTAGTTCAGTATTTATATTGATTTATGTTGTTGTTAACAGTTTATGACACTCAATTTTGAGTTTTACTTGCTGGCGCCTACTGCGGCGCAAGTTTGTAATCAAAGAGAAAGTTCTATTGGCTGTTTGACAACAGTCGTAGTTACTCGCTTTATTTGTATTATAAGCTGTTAGTATCACAGCTATGTTATTTCTTGTTATAGAATATATTTCTGTATTATTCTATTGCGTTTTCTAAACACAGAATGCTTGGTCAAGGACTAAAAAGCTTCCGATAGGACACTATGGAAGGACTATTTATATAGTATCTTAAACAGCAGTATCGCTTAACCACAGCTAGCCTGCGTCTATTTGATTTGATATGAAATTTTATGAATTCTTTTTAATGTAACCGTTTGGGTAAATCCCGGTTAACTAATCTATTAGGATTAGATTTGAATGATTATTTTTGATTTGACTCGATAATAGGAATAACCTATCGATCCGCGTTTCTTTCAACGCCCACTAGTTTCGATTAACCAAGTGGCTAAACTTAGAAGTTAATCAATTCAGAGATGCATTGGAGTTCTCTGCTCCATTACTCTATAAAAGCCTACCCCAAAGAGTAGAACTTGAGGGATGATATGACTACTTGCCTATTCGACTGGCACTATAATTGAAAGCGTCGAAACCCTAACACGCCCGGTCGTTTTTTAACGGACGGGGAATCGTAGGGTCACGGTTCTCACGACTTGAAAGAGCTTGCTCTTAGCAAAGAACAGACATCACAGAGGTTCACGAACCTATGACGTGACTAAAACGTGGCTCGCTGTATTGAACACACAAACCCATTAACACGGGTTTAGTTCAATGCAACGGTTGTGTCTCCTACTAATTATGTACACAACTCTTGCATTATCTAAACTCATTGAATCACAAGGAGCCATTTTCAAATTTAATGAAAAGGACTCCTGGAGGAATAAATTTATGAGAAGGAAGGAATCTGCTAAGAGGCAGAAGAGTAAGGATCAAAAGAAGAATGAAAAAGGTCCTACTATGGAGAAAATGTGGAGGAACAAGGCACATATAAAACGCATTATTGATGGAGTTGAGTCCCATTCCGGAGAAACTGATTTCTTGAGTAGTATTAATGAAATTATTCGAGAGTGCTCACTTCCAGAAGGAATTACTAACATTTTCTTGAAAGTTTTGTGCTATTATAGGTCTGTCAGAAAATCGGTCGATTGGGAACAATTTGTTTCCACAACTGGCTTGTTTTTATTGAGTATTTGTGATAGTGACACAAATTTTAGAGAAGTAATTGGAGAGGTTTTATTTGGGAAGCCAGTTGATTTTAATGCATTAACTGTTTCCGATATGCCTGCATCGCAATCAGGGGTTTCTTTTGATGAATCTCTAAACATGTTGAGGAATTTTAAATTACTTAGGGATAACGAGTTAACAAAACGCATTATTCAAGTTATTGCCACCGCATTCTCCTGCGGTCTTGTCAGGGGGAAAAAAGATTTGTATTTTACATCATTTAATCTTTCTTTTGTATTGGAACAATTTACAAGGGATACAAATACAATTTTTGATTTCTTTGACTCCCTTTTAAATATTTTTCAATTTATCGTTGAGAAGGGACATGTTTGTTTCCAACAAAGAACATTTAAACCCTTATTTATGTCCGATGAGGCGTCTGCTGATTATGACAAGGATTTGGCTGAAGTATTTGGTTTTTGGCCTGCAGTACAAGCAGGTAATTACAAGGACACACCATTTTGCAGTGTCCCCCACTTTGCCAATGCATTAGACAATCTTTATATTGCCACTACTGCTCTTGTCGAGCAAAGTACCGATACCTTTTCCAAACGATATCATGCCAAAAACCTGGAAAAAATAAATACTATTGCGGCCAAGTTTAAGTCCCAAGAGAGATCCGGAGGCTTACGAGAAGAACCCTTCGCCTTTTGCATTTATGGGAAATCTTCTGTCGGTAAATCATCAATTATGGCAACTCTCACCGATTATTGTCTAAAGGCTACTGCTTTTATAAAGAACCCTGAGAGGAGAAAATTCGAAGTTGACAGTCGTATGATTTGTTCTCAGAATGCTAAGGACAAATTCGATTCAGATTATAAGTCTTATACACTCGCTGTATTGTTTGACGATTTGGCCAACGAGCGTGTTGAAGTGGCCAAACAAAGTCCCCTTGATGCTGTCATACGCTATGTCAATAACATTAAAAGTACTGCTTTAAAAGCAGATGTGCACGAAAAAGGAGTCATACAAAAAGAGCCTTGGTTAGTTGGGGCTTCCACTAATATCAAGAATTTGCAAGCTGATCAGTATTCGGTGGAACCAATTTCGATTTTGAGGCGTTTTAATATTCACATTGAACCTTACGTAGCCACCAATTATCAGAAGAAAGATGGTGTCTTCCTTGATGGACGTAAATTAGCTGCGGCTGATCAGCCCATCCCTGATGCTTGGAGGTTTAATGCCTATCATTACGAGTATGACGATAAGCCTTATAAACAAAATTCCACTCAAGAAACCCGGGCTTATACTTCGGTTCCTTTTAAGTTTGTGGGTGGTGATGGAAAGGAATACGAATCAAATGATTTGGATATGGAACAATTGCAATGGTTAATGTATAGATTGCTTGAGGACCATTTTACAACTCAACATAGTGTTATTCTTAGCAACGAGAGGATAAGTAAGGAGCAGTTGTGTCAGCACGTGCTCCACAAATCGATTTGCAGTATTTGTACTCCAAATCGTATTAAGCCTATACCTCGCCGAATATCATCACAGCATAATTCCGTTGGTGCTGTCAGTGAAGTTGGTCTTTACGCAAACTGGAAGAGAAATGTTGTTATATGGTACAAGTGGCAATTTTACATAATATTTGCACAATGGACCATTTCTTTTGTTTATGGTTTCGTACGCGAATTATGGCGTATAGGTTGGTTTAGACCTTCCACATACGATCGCGTTGATAGGGCATATTGGCGCGTTAAATATTATAAGGACGCCACTACTTTTTATACGAGAAATTGGATGAACAACGTAACCGATACCATTAATGAAATTAATAGTTTGAGGTTTATTACATGGGAATTAACAGATTTCATTCCTGATAGCTGGGTCGAAGACACTCGATTTTCGTGGATTTATATGTTTAAATATGATATGGCATACTATCCCCAATTGATTCTATCTTCTGTAATTCTTTGGCTATTTAGCGTTTGGATTACTTTCAAGGTTCGAGGACAAAATATGTTCTGGCGAAATTTCTTTGCAGTCCTTGGGTACATTTATATTGCTCTTTTGTTGCGAAAGAAATTTTTGATGAAAGAATTGAGGACACGTCGAGGCGTGTTACGCAACATTTTGAAACATTCCATGAAGATGATGGTTGGCACTTCTATCCAGGTGATGCTCACTTTTGGAGGTGTTGTTGTTTCTTATAAATTAGTACGATCTGTGCTTAAGACCATCCGAATTCTTGGCAGATCTTCACATGGAGGAGATGTAGACATTGGTGTGGAGGAACAAGATGTTTGGCTTACTGCACCACCAATGGAGTTACCAAAGCGCGATCCCAAAACTGATACCATTTCTTCTGAGCATATAAGTAATATAGTTCTCAAGAACACTACGGCTTGTATTTATGACAATACGACATGGTCTTCGGGCTTTTTCCCGCGGAGCCAGATATTATTAGTGCCTACTCACGAGGTAGGTAATAAGGACAATATTAATTTGCGATTACGGAAAGATGACGTTGGAACCCTGTCTGGTGGGAATATTGAAGTTAAGATAACTCCTGCTAGGGTTTATCACTTCCCTGATAAAGATATTTCAGCTATATATCATTCGAGATACCCGGATAAACAGGATTTGACTCATTTATTTCCTTGTGAAATTCCGCAAGATCGGAACCCTACGAAGTGGATAACCAGAAAACAATCCGGTTCTATTGAGACCGGTAGTGCGCGCCGAAATGGTATAGCCGCACATGTTAACACTGATAAGACTACCTTCCGTGATTCCACGATCGTAACATACGGGAAGGAGACAGCTGGCGGTGATTGTATGAAGTTACACATTGCCGATGTCAGGAGCGGCAGTCATATTGTCGGATTTCATCTTGCGGGGAAGAATTATACGGGCTACCTTTCAACTCTTACCAAAGGAGATTTGGAACTATGCTATGCATATTTTGATGCGCAACCCACTACGCGTTTATCAGCTACTATGGGGGATATGAAAACTCAACTTTACGGTAAAGATTTCACTCCTCAGGTGCCTAAAAACAAAAAATCGACAATTAATTATTTGACCGATGCTGAAATTAATTATTATGGCGATTTACCTTCTTTTGTCACTAGACCGAAGAGTAGTGTCATCAAGAGCCCGATTTCCGATTCTGTGGCATCACATTGTGGCGTCGAAAATAAATATGGGAAACCAGCGCATTGCAGGAAAGACGAGACTCGTGTCCCTTCACAGGCTCCCTATCATAAATATTATTGTGGTGTTGGTAAAGCCACACAAGAATTTCCTTTGGAAGTCCTTGAAGTTGCTCAAAATGATTATTTGGATGATTGTACATCTAGCAGGAAGATGATGGCGGATCTTATAACTCTTCGTCCTTTAACTGAGGTAGAAACTATTTCGGGGCAGGATGGAGTTCCATTTGTCAATGGTATGAAGATGAAAACCGCAAAAGGCTTCCCCTTGTCTGGTAACAAAGATGAAATTACCACACACGTAGATCCCGAGGAATATGAAGCTATTTCTGATCCTCGTATTTTTGATGACATGTTTATGGACGATTGGAGGAAAGCTCGTCAGACCTATTTAGAAGGTCTTAGATTTTATTCAATCTTCAAGGCTTTCACTAAAGATGAAGCCACGAAATTGATCAAGGACAAAGTCCGTGTTGCCCTGTGTGCACCATTGACACTACAGTGTGTGATTAGACAATATTTCTTGCCTATTGCGGCTTGTATGTCGCGTAACCCAATCACAACGGAGTGTGCTGTGGGGATTAATTCCCAGGGACCACAATGGAATAAGTTGATGAAACACCTTTCAAAGTTTGGGAAGGAACGAATGGTCGCAGGAGACTTTAAAGCTTATGACCAACACATGTCTTCCACCATGACGTCAATCGCATTTTTTACTATGATTGAGCTTGCGAAGCATTGTGAAGGTTACACTTCAGAAGATATTAAGATTATGACCAATCTCGTTGCGGACGTAGTGCATCCCATGGTATGTGTCAATGGAGACCTTGTTGAATTATTTGGGTCTAATCCATCAGGTCATAATCTCACTGTGTACATTAATTCAATTGTTAATTCTCTGTATCAGAGAAGTGTATTTTATATTATTTATCCTCCTGGTAGCTTGGAAACCACTAAGTTCCAGGATTACGTGGCTCTCATGACTTACGGTGACGATAACGAAATGTCTGTCTCTAATAAGACACCCTTATATAATCACACCCGAATGATGGAAGTATATGCTTCTCAAGGCATAGAGTATACAATGGCGGATAAGGATGCTGAATCTATTCCTTATATCACACTGGAGGAAGCCGACTTTTTGAAGCGTGCGACTGTATTCCGCCCAGAATATACCGACCCTTCAACCGGTGAGGAGGGCATGTACCTTGCCAAATTAAGCGAAGATTCCATTTTTAAAAGTTTACATTGTAATATGTTGTCAAAACTCGTGTCTAAGGAGGAGATTGCTCGCCAATGTTTGGATGGAGCACTCCGCGAATTGTGGTTTTATGGCAGGGAACATTTCGAAATGCGCCATGAACAGTTTAAGAAAATTGTCGCCGAACACGAGTGGCAGCATGTTATTTCACCAAATTTTTATAAAACGTTTGACGAACGCGAAGAAGAATGGCTAGAGAAATACAATTTGGTTCGCTCGGGTATCGAGTCTCAATCAGGCGTTCTGCCTTATAGGTTTGAAACGAAAGTTGAACCGTCTCCTCGGGAGACTGCGTTGATCTCTTCTTTTATGGCGATAGCCGAATTACACGGTATTGTTTTACTCGCTCGCGAGTATACACTGAATGGTGGTGTTACTTATGGAGATATCCTTGCTCGTTACGGTGATAGATTATTATGTATTGAGTTCAAATACCAGCGTTTGGAAGAGACTTTTCAGCAAGCACAACGCCAAGCTAGACAAGTTCGTATGTTACATTGGCAAGATCATATGATTGGAATCACTGCTGTGCATCCCATCGCAATTAATATTGTTCAGCACAAAGGTATTGAGCATCTTCCTATCGGTCTTAAGGAAGTGCTTGAATCATGTGTGAGACATTTACATAGACCACTGATGTCATAAAACTCTAAGCGCTAGCTGCATCTAGTTGTCACTCTTATGAGAATGTGCCTTTGTATATTAGTGATTTAGTGAACAGTGTATATATTTATCGTTCTGCATACTTGTTCATACCCTGTATACATTTGTAATCATAGAACCTTACTCTTACTACGTCATGGCTTCACGCGCAGTTAAGAGTTTAAACATAGTTGTTAAGCAGGTATTTCATTTTCAATAATTAAAGACAAGTTATTGCCATGTCTTAAAAAGGCAATGTGTGGGGGAGAGCCTCGTAACACCCACGTTGAGAGGACAACACCAGTCCACATACATCGAACGCGAAGTGGGACTTTAGATTTAGATGTCGGCACACACCCTATTGATTTTTCAACATTGGGCGTTAGTGCGTATTCACAATCTGGCCCACTGGAAAGAACCGTAGGACTTACTGGTAAATATACGCCTGCTTGGGCATTACAAAAACCACCGGGAGCCGACATTGATGTTAGTTATATGACTTTTATTAGGTATATCAAATCGTTTGCCAAAAGTGCAGAAGAAGAACCCGACAGAGTAGTACGTGGTCAGTGGAATGATGGTTTGCGTAAGTATACTAGCGGATCCAAATATTTTAAAGAGTGGAAGGCTAAACAATTGGCAGCTTATACGTCTGATCCTGATGAGCAATATTTTAAAACTATTGAGTCGGATGTGACTTCGCAGTCAGGTGAGATGCGTCAGGAAGGTTCAACAATTACCACAGAGTCAGAGGTTGAACAAACTGTGCAGTTCCAGACTGATATCGACCAAGTGAAGGTAGATATTCCCACTGCCGTGGACAGTACTAGGTTGCAAGCATCTGTTAAAAATACTGAGTTAGGAGAGTTTCTGTCTCGTCCTTTACGTATTGCTTCACACAATCTTACCAATGGATTTTATTGCGACGTGTCTTTTAATCCATGGCATGATTTTCTTTCTAATTCAGTAGTTATGAACAAGCTCCAAAATTATTCATTGATAAGAGGAACTATGCACGTTAAGTTTTTAATCAATGGCGGACCTTTTTATTTCGGTAATATTATTTGCGGGTATAAGCCGCGAGGTTTAGGTTTTGACTTCGTGCAAGGAGATAATCCTAGTGACCTTGCGGAATCATTTTTCCAGCGAGCTATGCTTTTGAGTCAGAGGCAACATTTGATTATTAATCCTACTACTAGTCAAGGTGGCCAGCTTACATTACCCTTTTTCCATAATAAGAATTATCTAGATCTTATTGACTCTACGGATATTTTAGATATGGGCGAAGTCACTATGCTTTCGTTGACACCGCTTGATAGGGCACTTGGTGCGTCGGATCACCGCCAAATCAACGTAACTGTTATGGCGTGGATGTCAGATGTTGAGTTAGCAGGACCCACCACTCGCGCCATCCTTTCGCAGTCAGGCAAAATGAAAGATGAGTATGGCAAGGGTATTGTTTCTAGACCAGCTAAAGCCGTTGCCAGATTGACTGGAATGCTAGAAACTGTACCAGTGATTGGGCCTTTCGCAACCGCCACTAGCATGGCAGCTGCAGGAATAGGATCTCTAGCGCAGTTGTTTGGCTTTTCACGTCCTATTAATGTATCCCCAATTGGACGTTATAAGCATCAAATGCACGGTATGTTAGCTCCGAGTTCCATAGACGAAGCAGTAGAGAAGTTATCGTACGATCCTAAGCAGGAGTTGACAATTGATCACAATGTAACTGGAGCTCGATTGGATGATGAAATGTATATTAAAGCTATTACTTCCAAATCGAGTTTGATCACATACTTAAATTGGACTGCCACTGATAATGAGAATTCATTGCTTGCGACAATTAACGTTAACCCTTGTCATTGCCAACCACGTAATAACGGGACTACGGAATATGGCACTGAGTGGGTACAAACCCCCTTGGCCCATGCTACATTTCCTTTTAAGTACTGGCGTGGCGGTATCAATTTTCGTTTTCAAGTCAATTGTAGTGACCTTCACAGAGGAAGGCTATTAATAGTTTATGATCCTCGAGGGTTTATCGGCACTCAAATCCCGGATACTAATACTACTTTCTCTCGTATTATCGATATTGAGGAGACCAAGGATTTCACGATACCTATTTATTGGTTTCAGGAAAAATCATGGGCAAAAGTGCCGGGTACTCCAACAGGCTTAGGCATAGCTAGAAATGCAGGTATTCCCCTTGACCAATCTGAATTTTCAAATGGACAACTACGGATTTATGTTTTGAACGAACTTACTGGTCCAGATGAAGATTTAACAAATGCTGTTCGCATCCTCACTTTCATTAGTGGGGCCGAAGATTATGAAGTCTCTGTCCCTGATGATTATATGATTAAAAGGACAGCATTCGGCGGGAGCTTTGTACATACTACATCGGAAGCAAATCAAAAATGGTCGCAAGGCGGTATTATTGATGATGTCTCATCACAAAGTGGCATATTGAATAATACTAAAGCCGCTCACGCTTCTAAGCCGGGTCATGCTGGTTCTGAAATGTTGGAGCCTATAGGGGAGCCCAGCAAATCCGATGCATTGTCTTTAGTTTACCATGGTGAAACTTTTGATTCATTTCGTGATATGTTTAAACGCTATAATTTGAGTGGTGTTTTTGTTCAGAATAACACTAGCACTTTTATTGGTAGATCAGTTAGATATCGTTTGAATTTGCCTAACTTTCCAATGTATAATGGACGTGCCGAAACAGATGGTATGTACCAAAACCCCCGCGCTGGCGGTCTGAATTCGGTAAATTATAATATAGCTGGTAGAACATTGCTTAATTGGATTACTCCTGCTTATGCCGCGCGAAGAGGAGGAATTCGTTATAAATATATGTTGGGGCATTATGCGAATTCTAACCCTACAGCTATGATTGTTTCTCGTGGTCAGGCCAATCATTTACCGTCGTTTGGTTCTTCCATGACCCGATTAGATTCGGCTACTTCGAGCCAACATGGTGTATATTCACAGGTGCAAGAGACAGGACACAACGGGAGTGCTTTCACTTCTCGCACAGTTCCCGTTCTTGAGGTAGAACTCCCATATTATAGTGATAAGAAGTTCGAGGATGCTTCTAGCATCGTCACTGCGGACCAATATCCTGATCAAACGCACCATTTGGACACTTATATAGGCACACTTAAAGAAGAAGGCAACATTGAAATTTTTCAATACGTTGCCACTGGTGAGGATTTTAACCTCACTTGGTATGTCAACGCACCATCCTTCTTTGTCCAGACATATAATCATTTTTTATAATGCATTTAATGGTTTTAAAATAATAGGACGATTCCTTTACTATTAACCAAGTATAAAGCTAATTCACAGTAGGTAAACAGGCTTGTTTCCTACATATACACCCTGCAACCGGGGTGGCCGTTTCAGGACGGTGACAGGTAGTATCCCTTCGGGATCGGCTCTGAATTTCGTAACCGGAATTTTTGTCTCTTAGAAAAGATCAGATCATGCTACCTGTTGGTAGTTGACTCATTATTTTCCAGAATAGAGTTTTTCAAGGTTAGATATTCATATAGAGCACCTGTCGCGCATCATTGCAAGATGCAAGTGACCGCTACTCGTTACAAATCCGGAGGGGATTAGTAGCGGTCGCGGCAGGTTTGTAACGCAAAAAA